ACATTAAATATATTTTGACTTTGATCTATATTTATATTTATATTTGTTATATTATTTGTAATATTATTACTATTGTTATCTATATCTGTATTTTCATCATCGCATTGTTTTTTATGTCTTGATAAACCACTATTATACTTATATTTCTTTCCACATTTTTCACACTTATATAAATTACTTAATACTTTTACATTGTATTCCTTGTAATAATCATCATAGTTTATCATCATATCGTTATATGATATATCTAAATATATTGGCTTACATATTTTTTTATTTCTAATATGATTATCTAAACGGGTTAAATTTTTACCACATCTAAGACATATTTTTGTATTATGTTTTTTAATAGGCATAATTATATTATAATATTTTAATTTTTTTTATATAGTTTTTTATCACATTTTTAACATTAAAATGATAATTTTTAATTCTTAATTATTTGTCGTCTTTTTATGACTATAATTTTAACAATATTTTTTTTATATTACCATAAAAAAAATTAAAAAATCATGCATATGATAAGTATTATTGATAACATTAATAAATTATCATCACAAAATGGTAATTTTATGTTTTTAAAAGTATTAACATCATTTATAGTAAGATTTTTATCAAAAATATAAATTATTATTACCATAACATTTAAGATTTATCAACCAATGGTATGTTTTAGGGGGGCGAAATTTGTATTTATAATATTTGTATTTTCTTTTATTAAATTTTCAATTTTTAAAATTTTTTTTATTTTCATTTTCAAATATTTTTATTTCTATTTTCTCCCCCCCCTAAAACGTATCATTGATTGATTTTTTTATATTTTAATGGTAAGGAAGTTTATAAATATAATATTTAAATACATCATAAAAGATAAGAAAACAAATAATATTTAAAATTATCATTTCGTTGATTTTTTTCATGATAATGATATCATTTAATAATTATGGTAATAGTTTTTATTACCATAAAAATATAATAGAATAATATATATTACTATATATCGTAATATAATAAAATAAATTAAATTAATATAAAATCTGATTTTATTTATAAAAAATCATAAAATTATCAATTTTTCTATATAAAATATATTCTAATTACTGATAAAAAATGTAACGAATTGTTTTATATTTATTTATTATTTAATATGGTAAGGTTTAATTATTTGTATACAAAATTATCGTAATAATTTTAAGTAACTGGTTACGAAAATCTGCTATTTTTATTATATTAAAAAATATTAAAATAAATTAATTTTGTTCCATTTTAAATTTCCAAGGGTGTAAATCCTTTTTTTATTATATTTTTTAGCGCGCGCGGTTTTTCGTAACCAGTAACCATATTTTTATTATTGGAAAATTATAATTTTTTAATTTCATCAGTCTGTATATTACCTTATTATGAATATAATCTCTCGGTTACTTAAAGTTTTTTGTAGGATACATTTTTTATAATATAGTTGTCTTAATTATATATAGTTAACAAGAAATAGTTGTTGAGTATATAATATTGGTTGAAAAAATAGTGTAATCATAAAGGTTACATAAAAATGTATTTTGGGATACATTTTTAAAAATATTATTATCTTAATTTTAAAAAGTTAACAAGGAATATTTGTTAAGTATATGATATTAGTTGAACATTATTGAGTAATCATCAAGGTTATATATCTTTGTGAACATTTTTAATACAATTATATCATTTTTATAAAACAAATTCTTCCATAATCCGCTCATATATCCGACTACCTCGCTCCATATCAACGACAACTATATACTCATTATGATCATGTAATCTATTCTCTGTATTAAATAAGAGACTCATTCCCACTGTTGGTACACCCATATTTCGCATAAATCGGGCATCGGTAGTGGCTGGAAACGTCTTATACTCATATTCTTGATCTATCTCTTCCAACACTTTACTCAATTTCGTACAATCTTCTATCTTTGTATATCCTTTTACAAACTTATCTTTATCCGTACCTTTGATAAATTCAAACTCTATATCTTGACACCATTCCTCTATCTTCTTATAAAATTCTTCAATATCTATTGTTACCGGTACACGTATATCTAAACCTGCAGTTGCCACATTTGGTATAACATTGTACATATATGAATCTCCAACGTCCATATAATTGACATTAATTGTTATCATCTCGTCATACTCTTTACCTTTTTGAGTCTCCGCATATTCTAAAAATTTACCTATCACTTGATACAATTTGCAAAATGCATTCTCTTTCACATATTTACTACCATGACCCGCATCTCCCGTTGCAGTCAATTTGATCCACCACATTTTCCTCTCTGCATTATAAAGTATCAATTTATTATCTTGATTGGGTATACCTTCATCAAATGCGAATACAATCTTCATATTTTTCAACTCATCCGATAAGATATTCATACCATCTCTACTTGATATCTCTTCATCGGGAACAAATGATAAGAGTATATTCTTACTTGGATTAGTATGTTTTTTTGAAAAATTTATTAATGCCTGTAAATATTGTATTCCAACTGATTTCATATCTTGTGTACCACGACCATACATATTTCCATCTATTATTATTCCTGAAAATGGATCGGTGTCCCACATATTTTCATCAACGGGAACTACATCCATATGACTATTGAATAATATGGTCTCCTTCAATTTATTAAATTGATATGAAATCAATAAAGCTTTCTTACTATTAACTAAATTAACTGTCCAATAATCTAAATTATTATTTTTAGCAATAGATGATAAATATTCAATAGCTTCATCATATTGTGGATTAGGATGAACAGTTTTAATTGTAATATAATCTTTTAACATGGTTTTATAATATTTTGTAATATATTTTTGTATAGGATATAAACTAACTTATATTCTCTACATGTTTTCAAAATATAATTTTATATTTTGATAACCATAAGCAAAACATAAATGCTAAACATAAATGCAAATTTTCTTATAATCTTACTAAAAATTAATTAACACAATAAACAATTAAAACTGGTACTATCACTAACATTATATGATCCAAGTGTTGAAATTCCACTCACCCAAACAGTATTATTATATCCATCTTTAACAGTTGGATAAAAATTACTCATATATGATTTACATCCTCTATAAACTAAAGTACCAAGATTCACCACTTCTGAAGTTTGTGCATTAGTGACTAACACTCTCTCCATCTGAATATCACCAGTATTACACACTTGTCCACTATAATTAACCTGAACTGATAAACGATTACTCTCTGTAACCAATCCTACGAAACAAGATCCATTCAGAACCAAACCTGGATTCAACATAATAAATGGACATTGAACACCTTGAAATACACTATCTAAATAATCTGACTCACCAGTAGGTGCTTTTACCTTAGACCCACGTACACGAACATTACTTGTTGTTTCATTCAAATCAGAACTGTTAAATGTTCCAAAATACATATAAGTATCTCCTGACTCTAATTGTGAATAAGATGTTACTACTCTATTATCATAGTATAAATTAACATCATAAATAGTACCAAAACCTGTATTATCAACAACAATCTCATAATTATAAATAAGACCATTCCTCTCCTGATTAAAATTAATATCATTACATTTTACTGAAAGACTTAGGTCACAAATATCAAAACTTCCTAAAATAAAATCTTTTAATTGCCCTGTAATAGATGAAGATGAACGACTTACCACCATAAATGAAGTAAAACAAGGTACAGTATCTCCATCAAAAATATCTCGCAAATTTAATCCACCTTCTAAAAAACTATATTGTGGAAATTGATCTCTTACACCTGTCTTAGCTGTGTAAGACCATGGAGATGGTGTTGGTGCGGAATTAGTAATAGCACAAACTGTCTGATTTTTGGAATCATCGCATTCTGCCGAATTATCAGACAATTCTAATACCAATGATCCAGATTGCCAACGATAGACCTGAATATCTTGTGTAGATCCATAATTACTAATTACTAAAAGATCACCATCTTGATGTTTTCCTGTAAATTTACCATTGTTTAATAAATCAACTGTGTCTTGGAAAAACCAAAATCCAATAGCAGCATCTCCATCATTTGAAAAACGATCCGTTCCAAAATAAATATAGAGATTATCTTCAAATTGTTCTCCAAATGCATAAGCATTCGTTAAATCATCTTTATCTGGTACAGAACTATCACGATGTCTCCAGCGCGAAATATCATTTGTATCTTTAGATCCCCCAGTAGTAAATGTACTAACAGGTGCAGGATCATCTAAAATTCCTGTAAAAATAACACCACTTGAAACATTTGACCAATCTTTTTTTAATGGATCATTTACAATGGCATTTCCATCCAGTTCAAAATTACTAATTAATGCGTTTGTGGTTCCAAATAATGCGAATAATGTAATAAATGTCTTAATTTTTTCTGTTTTTATTAATATACTGTGTGTAAATTATATTGTATTATTAATTACTTTTTATATACTTTTAGGTATAAATTATAATAATTAAACTTCAAATTTTATATAATCATTATCTTATTAAATGGCTCTATATTAATATGAAACTTACTACCTTTATCCCAACAAGATAAATTTAAATTTCTAAATACATATAACCAATTATATTTATCTTTTTGTAATACATTCTGCAAAAATATATGATAATCAGTATCTAAAAATTGGTTACAGTAACAAGATTTATAGACCGAATTAAAGATATTATCTTCACCTGTCTCTGCGTAATGTTTTAATCTTTTACGTATATATGATGTTATATCATCCTCATTATTAACTAATATATGCTCACAAAACTCACCACTAACATAAGCTTTTCCATTATTATCTCTTACACCTTTCATTAAATATGGTTCGCGATTTCCATGAAAAGTTATTAATAATAGATTTTTTTCAATAATATTTAAAATATTTTGTTTTATATCTGATTCTAATATTGATATGTTCATTATTTATAATTAATCTTATATATGATTAAAACTTTTCAAATTTTTTATAGCTCTTCATATTGTAAATAATTATCATCGCAATTAATATATTGAATAATTTTATCCGTCAATTTAACAGAACAAATGAATAAAATAATTAATACAATAAAAATCGCTAAACTACTATTCATTGACAATAATAATAATAAAATAAATACACCAATATTTATTTTAATTTCATATACATAATATTGTAATAAATATAATGTAATAAAATTAATGCTATACCATATACCAAAAATTAAAATACTATATACTAACCGTTTATTAAATACAGAATAACAACAACCATTATTTGCCTTATTTTCTTCGTATTCAGAATAAGAATCATCTTTAATATTTATTTTATCGTCTGTATAGTATTCTATATCCATTAGTAATTTAGTAATAGACACCGACTTATTAAATTATAAATCAATTTTTATTAAAAATTGATTAATTTTTCATTTTAGATTATATTTATCATCTTAATTAAATGCCAAAACAAACTGCAATTTACACCTACTGTATTGGTAATAATATTTTTAATAATCAAAAAAAAACTAAAATTAAGAAAATATATAATTATACTACACGTAAATTATTACAAAAATCTATCAAATCATATTTTACAATTATACCCAAAAATAATAAATATATACACAAAAATAATAAATATATATATGATACATCAATAATTATGTATATGAAGTTATTAACAATTTGATTTGATTTAATTTGATTATAATATATAATATATAGCCTTATTGTGCATATAATTTTGACCAATCTTTTGCAATATTATTATATTTCTCTATATTATTCTTATATAAATTCGCTGCATCAGGTACTAACGGATCATCTGGATTAGGTTCTACCATTAAAGATGATATAGATAATAAAACTTTACCAATAGTTAGGGCAGGACTCCATTCATTACCTAAAATATCTAAACAAATACTACCATTTGAATTAATATTTGGATGATAAATTTTAGTATTAAATCTCACCTTAGGCGGCTTAAAAGGATATTGATTTGGAAAATGTATGTCTAACCAAAAAATACCTCCCGCATATGGACTATCAGATGGTCCAATAATAGTACCACTCCAATGAAATAAATCATCTCCAATAGGTCCCGCAGTACAGTTTGATGGTGGTTCTCTTTCTAAATCAAGCAATTCTTTTTGAATACGTTTTATTGACATTTTATATAAAAGTTATGATATATTTAAGTAATAATTTGAATCAAATTTTTTATAAAAAATTGATAATTTATCTACGATAATTAATTGAATTAGATAGTAAATGTCTTGTCATATTGAAAGTAAACAACAAGAATTATTTCCACTGAAGGATGAAACTAATCCAAATACAATGGAAATTCCTATATTTGATTTATGTATTTTTTGTCTGGATGATGATCCAAATGATGGAAAATTCATAAATATATCAAAATTATAAAAGAAATTAATCTTCATACTCACACTCCATATGTTCAATAGTAACAGGTACACTACTTGTAACAGTACTATTGCATTCTACTTCAGGACAACGATTGTTTCTCGTTTCCAATGTTCTCGACAAACAGTTAGCACATGAAATAACATGACCACAATTATTCGATAGTGTTAAGGTATTTTCTGTGTAAAAGCAAACAGGGCAGTCCATCTTGAAATATTATATGATAGTTATGAAAATTAACTATCATATTTTTATATACTTAAAAAAATTGAAGATATTATATCATCTATATAATATAATTATAAACAGTATAATGTCTAAGATTAAGATTGAGATTAATAACGATAATATTCTTCCACCACAACTGAATGTAGTGGATAAATGTTTCCATGATAGCATCATTCGGCGACGTGAACAACCTCGCTGTTTCAAAGTCGCTGCCTGATAAGAAAAAACATATTGCATTCATTACTGATTCCAATGGAAATATTGTCTCTATCGGAATAAATAAATATACACATCCACATGGTAGTGTACATGCAGAAGATGATGCGATTCGTAGTTTAAGCTTTCAGGTAAGTCGTGGAAAATTTAAAGAGCGTCGTTGTCGTAGATTAGTGATGTATGTTTTTAGTATTTCAGATGATTTGAAGATGAGTAAACCATGTGAAGATTGTCAATCACTGTTAAAGGAATATTCTGAATGGTTTCAGAAGATTTATTATTCAACTGGAAATATTAATGACGTGATAGCGGAATTTAGTCTGCGATAATTCTAAATTTTTATAAATAATATGAATTAAAATTCTATATTGATACCATTCTTTGAAGTATTCCTAAATTTAGTTCTGGGTTGAAATGAGTTCGTATTCCTATTTTTAACATACCAAAAATTGTTATCATTAATAATAATTTTTGACCCATAACATAAATAGATAATATTATTCATATTGTTTTCTGCATATCTTACTAAAACTACAGGATATAAAACCCCGTAATATACAGATTTTCCAATGATTATTGGGTACATAACATCATTGATTCCCTTTTTTGTTTTATCTGAAAGACGAGGAGGATAAGCTTTTTGCATATTTACCATATTTATTTGATATACAAAACTACCCGTCAATACTCCTGTACCTACATACAATCTTGTTATTGTTCTAAACATATTTGATAATATTATACCTTTCTAAATAAAAATATTATATTCACTTTTTTATTTATAATATAAAAAGTACTTAAAGATAAGACAATACTATATATATGTATACATAATAGTAGGTAAAAGATTGGTGGAAACCCCCATCTGTTTATTTGCCATCATATCAGAGAATATGATGATAAATTAGTTTATTATAAAAGGTGATTTCCCTCGTTGCATATTTTTATCAGTTCTTAATGAAAATATGAATATGGTTAATTTCTCGAATGCTCATATTATGTGAATAATTTTTCCAATAGGTGACAATTGAAATACCATGTTTTTTTTTCAATTCAATAATAATTTCATCTGGGTTTTTATCTTGATTATACCAACAAACCCAATGATAGATATTAGGAACTGTGTGATATGGAAAGTTATTAGGGACGAAGTGATAAGGCTTATATTGAAGTTTCTCTTTCATTGCAGAAATAAAAGAAGAACGTGTTTGATTTGTTGAAGCAAAAATATCATATTTTTCTTGCACATTAGGAGCACGACCTAACATCTCCATTGGTGGATTATTCATAGAGTAGTTTCTAAGTGTTTCGTATGTAAGCATGTTTTATTTTGTCTTTACAAAATTGTTTATATTCCATCTTTTTCTTTCAAAGTTTTTCACTTTTTTTATTTTTTATTTTTTATTTTTAATATAAAAAGTACTTAAAGATAAAACAATACTATATATATGTATACATAATAGTAGGTAAAAGATTGGTGGAAAACCCCATCTGTTTATTTGCCATCATATCAGAGAATATGATGATAAATTATTTAGATAACTTTAGGTTTAACAGTTGGTTGTTTTTTAAAAACAGGGGATGTATTATTAGCTATACTCTTTTTTTTTTGTTGTTGTTGTTGTTGTTGCTTGAGTAAAAGTGTTCTTCTTTTTTGCAAAATAGTTTTTCTTTCTGCTATCTTAGTTGGATTACTTTTCAATTTACCGCCTCCACAATTGCATCCCATTTTATTATAAATTATAATAAGATTTTATTTACAACTCATCCCAATTAAATTCATCTAATTCTTTCCTTTCTTTTTCCACTGACTTTGTATCATTGGTTGTATCATTGTTTACATCATTGTTCACATCATTGTTTACATCATTGTTCATATCACTTTCAGACTCACTATCAGAATCATCAAAATATACTTGATCATTTTGAATAGTAGTATTATTAGTAATATCAACACTTTCAATAATATGATTAGTTAATTCTCCCATTTTAGTTAATTGTTTAACTTCCTTGGGTAAATATTTGTAAATTACATCAGCTTTATCATCTTGGAAACTACGAATATTAATTAAAATAATGTCATCTTTTGCTATCCATACACGAAATTTAAATTTCTTGGGGATAATACACAGTTTTTCAGTACCATCGTGAACCACTGCAAGTATTCGACAATTACCCAACAATTTTGAAACTCTGGCATATTCTTGACCATCTGATTTAGTTTCTAATTTACGTTCAATACTGTTGGCATCAGCGTTCTTACTGGACTTTTTCTTTCCGCGGAAATTCTTTCCACCTTGCTTATTTTTCGGCATCTTAATATTAATACTTAAAAACATTTTTATTTTAAAAAGTTTTTTCACTTTTTTATAATATAAGTTTATTCATAGTTTACAAAAGTTTAAGAATAAGAATAAGATACTTCCTCAGAATCATAATTTTCACTCTCATAACTTGACTCTGTATCACTAATATCATTTCCATATTCTAAATCATTATGTCCATAATGCAGTTTAACTGATGGGAACATAGGCATAGAAAAAATTTCATGGTCTTCCAACAATCTACCACTTAATTGCGGTATATTAGTCATTTCTACATGCACATCTATATTCTCATCGTTGTTACAAACTTTAGCACAAAAATATTCATCAAATTCAGCATCATCTTTAGTAATAATAGTTTGATCATATTTAATAGCAGTAGGTTGATTATATTGATCAAAATAAATATGAGGATATTTATCTAATATAAAGAATAGTTTTTGATGCATATCTATCTTATATATCGGCATATAATTCTCACACACATATATATTTAGTTCTCCACCGTGCCATACTATTTCATGACAACCTGTGCCTGTTGTTAAATAAGTATACATCTTATCTCTAATCTTATCAAGATTATTATAAATATAATAATCTCTTCTGGTTAATTCATGGTTTAATAAGATTTCCAAAATGTAAAAGCTCATACTGTTTTATATTATAATTTATGGGGAAATATTAATCAAATTTTTTAATGATTCAATAATACTCTCCTTGGTATATCCAAATTCATAAAATGAATACGATAATCTTCTACCAACAAATCCATGTTGTACTCTATTTTTTCATCAAAGATCTTAAACATTTCCTTCCTACACATTGGACACTGATTATTACTTTTAACATCATCATCCCCCTTTTCAGATAGATTATTGATGCGATTGTATCGCATGATTAAATAACTGATCCATAAAGGAATGACACATCCTGCGCAGTACACATGATTACACTTTAAGTGTATCAACATGTTACCCACATCCTTAATATCAGTAACACATATAGCACAAGTTTTTTCAGCCTTATCTTCAAGTGCTAAATTATCATACATATATAATGGTATGTTGATATATTTAGCCAACTCAACTGAATTACCATTTAAGACATCATAGAGACGATGTTGTTTACCAAGCACAATATCACCTGACTTCAAATAGGCTGTATCAAAAGTTTTTCGATTAACTTTATCACCTGTTTGGGTATATCCCACCATATTAGAGCCATAATGATGCATTAAAGTTTTAAGTGATTCAATGGTGTTACACAATGTAGTATCGGTTAAATTTTTACATCTATGTGTTACTTTAACCAGTTCTGTATATTGTATAGAACGATTATGATAATAAACACCAAAATTTCGTTTAGTTTCTGAAATAGGCCATTCAGATAAGATTGGTTTGATGTTGTCCGCAATGAGTTCAATAACATCAATTGTAAATTTAACATTGATATCGTTGACTAAGTTTTTAATTACCATACCAGATGTGGTTGAAGTATTACCTAAAACAAACTCATATGTAGTAATCTTAGATATCATTCTGGAACGAAACATCAGAGATTTATATGACATATCAGTAGTTTTGATTTCAGTTATGCTACCAATCTTCATAAGTTTTTGGACAATATCATAATCATCTGCAATTACAATATCTAAATCTCTTCTTTTGAAATTCTCTGAGTTC